TATGGGTACATCATGGAGCATACTGTGTCCGTGAATACCTTTACTTACGTGGGACCGACCGGTTGGTTGATCCCAGGTTCTCCCCCTATATGCAGCTTCATAACTGAAGTGAAGCAGAGAAGGAGAGCATCGCCCTTCGGGTTTGGCCTAAAGTACGGGGAGTTTTCCCCGCGCCAGTTGGCCATTGTCGCTGCCCTTGGACTTTCCAAGGGATAGATGACATACATGTTTGTGCACGTCACAACGCCAATGGGAGCTAACCATGCTCCTAGGAGTGAATGCCTATGTCTATGACCGATCCACTGGTCGTCACCATTTCCGCCGTTCCGATTACGGCTCCCCGCGTTAGCGTGGGAGACGACAAGTCGGAATATCAGAGTGGCGACGGCCTCATGACGCTTACGTTCAGTCACCTCTACGACTAAGGTCGCGGTGACAGGACTCGGCGCATGGCCAGGATCGACGTTCGGAAGATCGCCGCTGACTGGGCGAAGCCGGCAGAGAACGTGGAGGTGTCGATGGCCGCTTACGTGGTCTTCGATCTCCCGCTCGCCGGCTACTCGCCTGTCGAGGCGAAGGCAGTTTGGGACGGCTTCGATGCCGCCCTCGCTGCGTCTTCCGGTGCCATGATCACGAAATTGCTCGGTGGCGAATCCTGAACTAGGACTAACCATCGTGCACTCGTGTCAATGGTACCACCAATACTGTGCAGCGTGGTAAGGCCTTCCCCAAAAGGGTTGGCCCCAACCGTACTGTACACCCTCCTAGGCGTGAAGCCTATGGTAGGAGGAGCACAGACTACGACACAAGAACTACTCTCACCAAAAGGGTGATTGTGGTAATTGTGACCGTCGTCAATGCTCTGTATTTGGTGGCCGAAGCTCTTCTCCCCATCCAGAATTTCTGTTGAGGATTGGAGCTGTCAAACAGACGCGTGTCTGTGTTGTCTGGGGGCCATCGGGGGCTGACGCTCCTGATGGTGTACTGCAAGTAACTCTTTTGTTCGGCAAGCGCCGGACGGAGGAGGATAAACTTGCAGTGCAAGCATACCTGGATGCTGTCAAACGCATCCAGGACTTGCCTAATCCCGAGACAGGATAGGCACTCTAATTCAGACCCTCTACTACTACTGGGGGTGTCTCCCCCGAAGGAAGGCTACATATGGATGATAAGTCCACAGCAGTCCCCGACGGGGTGAGTTACACCTCGTTCTTGGACCTTGACGGGTCCTCCATCACCGATTGGCCTGTGAACCTCCAAGAGGCTCTCCAGACTGTGAGGGACGCGCTCCAACCGGAGCACGACTTCATTTTCGAACGTGGCCGTTGGAGTTTGGTCCGTATGGACTATCTCTACAGCTACGCTCACCAGCGGTGTCAGTTTTAGTAGATTCTGAATCTGCTATAGATATAGGCTAGGGATCGTCCACCTCTATAAGGAGGGAACGTGAAAAGCCTGATATCACTCTGGTCCTGTATGGCCAATGAATTGGCTGTACGATGCTGCACCAGCGCCACTCGCGACATAACAACTGTCACGAGTCGGTTCGAACACGAGGGGTTGTCGTTTCTAGCGATTACCCTGGCGGACCTAGGAAAAGTCACCCAAAAGTGGCTTGACCAAGGTTTCGTCGTCCCTTCGGACTGCCCGGCTTTCAAGTCGGGCCGTCTTACTAGGCTCCCTGCATTCCTGCAAGGTTTCTATGGACGTGTGTTCGATCCGTGTAGTGGTGCGCTATTGGACTACCCAGATGTCGAAGCAATCTATGCCATTCGCCAATTAACACTGGCGTTTAGCAAGATCGCCCTCCCGGACCCTTCCCGTGAAGGAGGGGCTCGTGGCATTAACGGCTCGATGAGAGTCGTATCTGCCAGCCGCGAGAGGCGAGCGATGTCTGAGTATGTTCAATGTGAGCAGGATGTTCGTACATCGGATGATTTGCTAGACCCGGCCTACTTGGCCGACTTCAAACGAATCTCCGATATGCTATTTTCCGAGGCCTTCGACAAGGTTGACAGAGATGTCAGTTTTGCGAGGCTTAAGGGAAAGCATGGTCCAGGCGCTGTCGCAGACAGACTTTCCAGCAATGGGAAGTGGAATCTGCGAACCTGGACCGCACGGCTGGAGGCAGTCATGCCTGCAGCTGAGCAGCTCGTGCATAATGCTCGTCTAACTAACGAGTTGCACGAACGCTTGAACATCCTCGAACCTGGTGCGGAGATTCCCGTTAGGGTAATCACCGTGCCTAAAACGCTCAAGACACCTCGAATCATAGCCATCGAGCCATCTGCCATGCAGTTCGCACAGCAGGCGGTTCTTCGGTCGATTCTCGATGCGTTCAAGGAGGATAGCTTCCTCTCACGCATTATCGGTTTTGACGACCAGGAACCTAATCGGTACCTGGCCTGCAAAGGATCCCTCAGCGGGGATCTTGCCACACTAGATCTTAGTGAGGCTTCCGATCGTGTCTCGAATCAGCACGTACTAACCATGTTGTCCGATTGGCCTCATTTGCTTGAGGCCGTTCAGGCATCACGGTCTAGGAAGGCTGACGTACCTGGCCATGGCGTTTTGCGCCTAGCCAAGTTCGCGTCTATGGGTTCAGCTCTCTGTTTCCCGATTGAGGCGATGGTCTTCGCGACCGTCATCTTTCTTGGGATTGAAAGAGAGCTTAGCGCTCCCCTTTCTCGCTCGGTGATGATCAATCACTACAGCGATCAGGTGCGCGTCTTTGGGGATGACTTAATTGTCCCCAGAGAACATGTGCTGTCCGTCGACAGTGAACTGAGTGTTTTTGGACACAAAGTAAACACTGACAAGTCTTTCTGGACCGGAAGGTTCAGGGAGTCTTGTGGTAGGGAATTCTATGATGGCCAAGACGTTAGTATCGTCAAGGTCCGCTCATGCCTTCCCACCCGACGGCAGGATGCTGAAGGAGTTGTTGCGGCGGTCTCTCTTAGGAACCAGCTCTATTGGGCTGGTCTCTGGAAAAGTGCCGCATTCATGGATGACTACTTGAGGGATTTGTTAACATACTTCCCAAACGTAGCACCCACGTCTCCTTTGCTGGGCAGGGAGTCTGCTCTCGGGTATCAATTCGAGAGCCTACATCCGTATCACCACAGCCCCATAGCTAAGGGCTACTACGTGGTGGCCAAACCTCCTCGGGATCAACTCGAGGGGAATGGTGCCCTTCTCAAATGTCTCAGTAGGTATCCCTGGGCCGGCTTCTCTTTGGAAGACACGGTCAAAGAACCCCACGTCGACGTTGCGAACGTTGATGGTGAGCATTTGGAGCGTTCTGGACGCCCCGAGCGCGT